CCAGCTGGAATTATTGTAAGTCCTGCATAGAGGTATCCGCCAGGTGCTGTAACGGTTACAGCTCCAGTAGCACCAGAAACAGTAACTCCATCACCAGCAACAATACTTGTTACACCAGTATTACCAACAGTTAATGCACCAGTAGCAGCAGAAACACTAATACCAACACCAGTAGCAGCAAGACTTGTTACACCAGTATTACTAAGACTTACAGATCCACTAGGATTAGAAACACCAAGTCCATCACCAGCAGCAGTAATAGTTGTTACACCAGTATTAGAGACCGTTACAGCACCAGTAGGAGCAGATACACCAATTCCATCACCACCAGCAACAAGACTTGTTACACCACCGCCCCCGCCACCACCACCAACTTCACTACCAACAACCAATAGAGGTTCAGCAGTAGTTCTTGCTAAGATCGCTGACGTTGACATTTAATAATAAGAAATATTTGTTTTAAAGACGAAGAACAGCATAAGTTGCTCGAATATCTAAAGCTGCAATTGAAGCACAATTTACAGTAAAACTACCAGTATCAAGAACTACATATATTTCATTAGCAACAATACCAGCATCACTATATGCAAAACGAGAAGCTAATACAAGCCCAGTTACTGCTGTAAGACCAGGAACAGTAATAACACTGCTAACTGTACTGCCCGATGGAATAACTACTTCTCCTGCTGCAAGATATCCAGGACTTCCAGCGGAACCAGTTGCGCCAGCGGGACCCGTTGCGCCAGCAGGACCAGTAGGACCAGGAACTGTGGAAGCAGCACCAGCAGGACCAGTTGCGCCAACATCACCCGTTGCGCCAGCAGGACCAGTTGCGCCAACATCACCAGCAGGACCCGTAGGACCAGGAACTGTGGACGCAGCACCAGTTGCGCCAGCAGGACCAGTTGCACCAGCAGGACCCATTGCGCCAGCAGGACCAGTAGGACCAGGAACACCAGGTACACCAGTTGATGAAATTACCCATTCACCAGAACCAGTAGCACCAGTATGTCCAACTGTTACACCACTTCCACCAATAAGTTTTGTAATAGCAGTAAAAGGATAAAATCCAGTTGCATCACGAGTAGCTTTAGGCGCAAAACTTGGTGTTTCATTACCAGGATCGCCAGTCCACATAAAAAAAGACCAACTGGGAAATGGAGCCTGTGTCAAATCAGTGTATCCAATAACATCACCCATTTCATATTTAGAAAGAGGACCACCCCATAGACCCCTAAAATTAATTGTAGGCTGTAATGGACCATCAAAAACTTCCTCTGGAGCCAACCGTTTTAGCAAACTAGCATAACTCATCTTTATTTAGAAGAATATATTATTTATTTTTACATTAGACGTTGGCTTAGACCCCGACGACCAGCTCCAGTGCCACCCGTTCCAGCACCCGTGCCACCCGTTCCATACCCAGCCATACCCGCAAGATCACGGGCAGTTCCAGAAGGAAGCATACCCTTAATTACTTGACCAAGAGGCTTACTCTTTTCGTAAAGCTCTCCTGCCTTTGAAAGAACGTTTGCGAGAGATGATGTCATACCTGCACCACCAACAAAGCGTGAAAGCATACTACGCGTTCCTTGAGGAGCAAGAGGAGCAGAGATGATATCCTGTTCAGATAGAACACCCTTGATGATACGAGATGAGCCACGAATAGACTCAAAGAATCCAGAGTTAGCCGTAATGACATACATTACAGGCGTGATCGCATTGGGAGACGTATTCTTAACCTGTAAGTTAAATTGAAATGTGAAGTTTCCTCAAACTTCATACCCTACCTTTCGGTATATTTCAGCGAGGGAGTAGACTATACCTTCTGCTATCATTTAGGTTTGCTAGACCTATCAAGCACTTGACTGGTAGTCGTTGAGACACGTAACCATACCCTTGCATAACGGGATTAGGTTAGGTCTGCGGATTATCCAATTCTTAACGTTTTTACCATTGGGATGCGACATTACCGCAGTTCCCTCAAAACCTTTCAGTAGTGAGGTGGTAGTTAAGACTTAAGGAACTTCCCGCATATCGTCAATAAGCACATACTTGTTGGTATGCACACTCGCAGGAGTTTACGAGCGATGGAGCCTGTCCCGTCTGGAGAGTGATATCCTGTGAAGGCTTGAGAACCAGAATACCACCAGAAAGAGGCATTCGACCAGCACCAAGCTGAACATCAACAGGAGGAGCAGCACCAAGACCACCAGCCATTGAATGTGCCTGTCCTACCCACTGGTTATAGTCCATATCAAGACCATTGTGCACACTCATACCATAAAGCTGCTCCGTCGTAACTGATGAGAGAAGACCCGAAAAGTTATCGAAGTTGACCGTGAGAGGATTCGTAACTGCATCAGCACGAGATGCAACAGGAAGATACCAATCACCCTGCGTAGAATCAACTACACCACCAGGCGTGCCATCAACCGTGTAAGCTTGAGGCTTGACATAGATGATAAAAAGGTCAGGAATCTGGGGTAGCGTGATCGTCTGAGACTGGATCGTCTGTACCTGTCCAGGTGCGAACTGCTGTGATGCCGCCGTAATATAACGAGGGAACTCCATATAGGGAACAACTGACTTTGGTGGGAGAGGAACATCAAGAGAAGGAGTTAGAAACTGAACGTTTACAACTGAGTTCGTAAATGGGTTCTGCGATGCCTGTGCATAACCAATCTGTGAAAGAGTTACACCAGCACGAGTCGTCGAGCGAAGAACACGAGCAGGAGATGTCTGCAAGTTCATAATGAGCTGAATGTTATTGATACCGAAAAGACCCGTATCCCACTCGTGGCAATCAGAGAAGACAAAGGGAGAAAGAACAAGCTTCTCCGTAGATGTCCACTGAACATAAATCGTCTGCACAGTCTGTGAACCAACATCCGTCCAAGCAGGAGCAACAGGAGCAGTTACCTGATCAGGCGCAACAGCCAACCAAATACGACCACCAGATGCTGCTAACATACCAGCAGCCCACGCAATAGGAGGGTTAGCAGCCCAAGCAGGAGGAGCAACTGGAAGACCAGCAATAGCCGTGTAATTAGCACCAGCAAATGCAGGAGCATACGTTGGAACACCAGCAACTACAAGGTTAGGAAGAGGGGTTGTTCCATTAGGAAGCGTGTATAAAAGATTATAAAATGCACCATTGGGCGTCTCTGAGACATCCGTCTGGTTCTCAAACCCAGCAAGAGGGTTATTAATAGCACCAAAAGCATCATCATAAGAATAATACTTATCAAGCATCGTAGGGCAGGTGCGCTGTGCGCGATTCTTCTTGTAATCCGTGAGACGAAGAACCTCCTTGAGGACATCCTGTGAGTTAATAACAGTTGTCGTGTCGTTGATCGTTGCCGTCAACGTTGAACAAAGGGAATTAAGAGGGAAAGCACAAAGAGCAAAATCACGACCAGCCTGTGCTAGAACAGAAGGAAAGGTTGGAGCAACAGCAGCCGTCTGTGTTGCCGTGAACTGCATAGCGACCGTAGACGACCACTCGACAGCCCGATCGACGTAGACGTTCTCTGAAGGAACATAAATATTGTATGAATGCTGAGACGTTGATGCTGAAATTGCACGAAATGGAGCGTTCGTTACTGAAAGAGCACCCTTCTCAACAGCATACTTGGGACGACTTTGAACGATACGACCATCAAAAACTGCTAGCTTCTCAATGTCGGAACTCATCTTTATTTGAAAGGAAATATATTATTTTTTAGACCTGAACCATTGTTCGATCGGCTTTTCCAGAATGGGCGTCCTTCTTTCTAAACATACACTTGAGGGATACGCTTGATAAATTAAACATTGTGATCGGGTAGAGCTGGTTATCCAGGCGATTCTTCCAGTATACTTGAATATCAATATTACGAATGTCTTGGTGTGATGCTCCAAAATCAGTTAGACGATACTCGGCTGTAGGGGCATAGTAAATAAACTTACGGTAATCAGCTGCCCCACCAGATGATGTATCAAGAGAAATATCCGTGATAATAGGCTGGAAAGCTGACGGAACAGTTGCAGTGGAAAATCCAATATTACCAGAACCTAGTAAAACGGGTGCGCCAGTCTGCTCTGCTTTGATTGGGAGAAGAGTTGATGTAAAAACAACACTTGAAATAGGAGACCACAAGCTATCCACAGATGAATAATCTTGTACAGTTGTCCAATAAAACTTCTGCATTGCGGCTGGAACATATCCTAATGGAGATGGGGAAGTAGATGATGGCGCATAAGGTGGAACTCTATAGTCGACTACGTTTGTATAAAACTTATTTGTGAATAAGATTTCATTTACATAACCAACTGGTGCAGGAATAGGAGTATAGATTGCTGAATTAAATCCACTTGTTCCATCAGGTGCTGTAGAGGTTGGAACATTATAAAAAGGGCTTGGATTTAGAGAAGTAAAATAGTCATTCCAGTACGTATTATTAAAGTTAGAGAATAGACCAAACATATTGCTGTTAAAAAATAGACGTGTAACTGGAACTGATACTGGACCTAATGCAGGAAGAACAGCTGGTGTGAATGCAGTGATACGCTGACCAAAGCCATCACTATCACCAAAAATTGTGAATGTCATATCACCGTTATTATATATAATTTGTGGTGTATTGACTACTGCTTGGAAATCAGCAAATGTTGGATAAGGAAATGGATCGGCTGTAACTAATGCCCATTGTCTTCTAAATTCAGAGTATGTTCCTTGACCATTATTACCAGCGATCGTATCACCATTACCAGCAATTCCAGAATTATGAGCAAGAAGAAGTGTCTGGTTAACTAAATCTAGCCAATGCTGATACGTATATACCCAGTAATATCGTGATGATAGATCCTGTGTTTGACCAGCAGAAGTTGAAATTCCATTCCAATATCGTTTATCTGTGAAAGATGTTCCCTGTACACCCTTTACCCAAGACGCAGGGGAACTGGAAGGTGTTTGACCACGACTTGCAAGTAATGCTATATACCCAGTTCCACCATACGAAACAAAATCACCAGAAAGATAAGAAGATGTTGAACTCCAAACAACTGGTGTTAGTATTTGATAATAAGGAACAGGTGTTAATACGATCGTAGGATCTATAGTTGAAACAATATTACCAATTTGATATGAAGTAGAAATGCTATAAATACCAGCATAAGATGGTGATGCCATATTACGTGGAATAGGTGCTATTTGCGGATTCTGTGTCTCTGATACATATTCCAGAAATAGAGGATTAGGTGCAATATTGAAATTAACAGCTACTGGTGCGCCACCAGCAAGCGGTGTTACATTCCACTGTTGCTGATAAGAAATAGCAACAGAATATGTAGTTAGATTTACATCACGCTGACCTGTTCCTTGCTGAATTGTAGGAATAAAAAGAGGCAAATCCTTATTAGCACCGTTCATAGTAAAACGAACAATACTGAAATAGTATTCAGATGCATTCTTTACGATTGCCGTATCACGCGTTTCATTAAAACGAATCTGCGGATCCTGGACTGTTACACCCAAAGATGCTTGATCTTTTGTCTCGTTGTTAATGATGTCAGCGTTGAAATAGATGTAATCTGGTGATTCCTTTGTTCCGCCAGATTGAATAACATTTGAGCGAAACATTTATATACAGATTAGATTTTTACTTACCAAGAAAATTCGCTGTCAAACCACTAACAAATGTATCTGGATCCATACCTGAACTATCTACGACCTTTTTGAAATACTCATCACTTTTAGGGGCATACAGACATCGTGCAACACACCAACGACCACAAGTATTGATCGATGAACCTTCACGTTGATACTTGTGCGTATTATAGTATATAGGGCGACCGCTGTCTCTCATTAATTGTGTTAGATAAGGTTGACGTTCATCCAGTTGCTCTAACATCTGGGCTGATACACCATCCTTCTGCTCTTCTGGTTCTTCACCATACGGATCAAAGAAATAAATACCTTTCTTTTTATTTAGCATACAGCACCAATGACCTTCTGTAGGTGAGGATGTTAGGAATAAAATAATACAACGACCCTTCTTATCAAAACATTCATCTATGGAATGCATATCAGCCAAATCTGGATATGTTATGATCGAGATATCCTTACCTAAAATTTGTCTAATATCTCCATCAGACAACGGGTATTCTTTTACTCCATTTATTCCTCCTTCCATTTATAATATGGAAAAGTTTAAAACAGAGAAACCTGTCATTAGCTCTGGTGTTGCTAAGAAATTTGTTGAAAAAAGCTGTGATACATCACAACGATTTTGGG